TACTACATCTGCAAGAAGTATTTTTATAGGATCAACTGCTGGAGATGATCACGATACTGAGAATGACAATTTAGGTATAGGTACTGGAGCATTAGGTGGTTCAGTAGCAGGCGGAGAATTCAATGTAGGAATCGGTAACGCAACTTTAGATGCTTTAACTTCGGGTGATAACAACACAGCTATAGGTTATAACTCTGCAAGTGGTTTAACTACTGGTAGTGCTAATACTTTTCTTGGAGAAAATGCAGGTAGTAATGGTGTAGTAACAGGGAATGATAATGTTGTTGTTGGTAAATCTTCTGGTGCAAATATGACTTCTGCAAATTCAAATGTATTTGTAGGTAAGGATGCTGGTGGTGAAACGATTACTGGTGTGTTGAATACTTTTGTAGGTTATCAAGCTGGTAAAACTTATACTGGTACTGGAGATACTAATACTGCTATTGGAGCAAGTGCTTTACAAGCAATGAACACAGGTACTCAAAATACTGCTCTTGGTGCTAACGCAGGATATTCTTTAACATCTGCTCAGGATTGTGTTCTTATTGGACACAACGCAGGAGACGCACTTATTTTAGGTTCTAGTAACACAGCAGTAGGTAAAGACGCATTAAGTGCGGCACAAGGCGATAGATTTAATGTGGCAATAGGTTTTGAAGCATTAAAAATATTTAACACAGGCACATCTGTAAACGATACTGAAAATGTAGCAGTAGGCGTTCAAGCAGGTTTAAGAGTAACATCAGGTTCTGCTGTTACTCTTATTGGTGGCTCTGCTGGAAGCAACGTAACTACAGGTAGTAATAATGTATGTATCGGTCAAGGTGCTGGTAGCAGTGCTTCTCCAAGCAATATTACCACAAGCAGTAATAATATTGTTTTAGGTAATAACAACATTACTGACGCTTTTATTAAAGTTGATTGGACAGTTACTTCAGATAAACGAGATAAAACAGATGTTGAAGCATTAACTATGGGCTTAGATTTTGTAAACAAATTAAATCCAGTTACTTATAGATGGGACATGAGGTCAGATTATGATGACGCAACACCTGATGGCACACATAAAAAACCTAGATTGTTTAGTGGTTTATTAGCTCAAGATGTTGAAACATTAGAAAGAACATATAATTATAAAGTAGAAGATGAAACTGCTCTTATAACTAATAAGGGAGAAGATGGTAATTATGGTTTGACTTATCAAAGACTAATACCTGTTTTAATAAAAGCAGTACAAGAACTATCTGCAGAAATCAAAATTCTAAAAGGAGAATAATATGACACACGCAAGTGACGCAACTAAGGCTTGGGTATCAGCAATCCCTAAAAAAAATGCTGACGGACACGTAATAGAATGGTCTGTTGAATATAAATATACTAAGACTACTCATCCACATACCTTTAGTGGTAATGTTAAAATAGACAGCCCATCAAAAGCACCTAGTGGTTACACTAAGGCTGAGATACTAGCTCTATTTGACGTAGCCCATTGGGACGATATGTACAATAAAAAGTACACCGTATGGACTGCTGATGCAGTAGTAGAAACTACTGATGGTTCTTTTGATGTTTCGACATTAAACGACAGCTAAAAGGAATAAACTATGGCTCTAGGTTTTGCATCATTTGGTGATTTAAGTTTTGGAGCCGCTGGAGATACCGAAAATTATGTTTTGGTTACCGGCAATGCGTTAACAGCTAGTGCTGGTAATACAACTATTAAAGGTTTTGTTGATGTAGGTGTAACAGGTAGTGCGGTTACTTCAGCAAGTGGCAGCGCCACAATTGTTGCGGGTGCTGTATTTACGGTAACAGGTAGTTCAGTTACAGTTTCTGCAGGCAATACCACCGAAGTTGGTAAAGCTGTAATAGTTTTAACTGGCAGTGGTTTAACCGCATCGGTTGGTCAAGTTATTGGCCGTGGTGGTTCGATCAATAGCGGTGGCACTAATACTGTAACCGCAGGTTCTGGTAGTGTAACTATTGTAGCAAAAGCAAAATTTGGAGTAACTGGTTCTGGTATGACTATAACCACTACAAGTGCTGGGGTTATTACGTGGAACGATATAATACCGGGCGCAACTAACACATGGACAGAAATAGCAGCATAGGATATAATTAATTATGGCATCATCATTCTCAACATCATTAAAACTAGAAAAAATGACTACTGGCGAAAAGGCTGGTCTTTGGGGTACAGTTACTAATACTAATTTAGATTTAGTCGAACAAGCCGTTGGTGGTTTTGTCGCTTTAAGTTTAGCTTCTGGCAATCAAACGGTTGCTATTAGTAATGGCGCAGCTTCAGATGGTCGTAATAAAGTTATTAAATTAACAGGTAGCTTAACCGCTAATAGAAGTTTAATCTTTCCAGATTCAACAGAAAAAACTTACATAGTTATAGATGCTACTACTCGAACTTCTAACCATTATACTATAACCATTAAGACAGCATCGGGCAGCGGGCTTACTATGCCGGTTGGTGCTAATATGTTTGTTATAGTTGATGGAACTAATGTAGTTAATGGTTTCGTAGAAAAAGGTTATCAGACTACAACCACAGCTTACACCGCTGTTAATGGTGATCAAATATTTGTTGACACTGCTTCTACTGCAGTGACTATAACACTACCAGCAAGTCCTGCCGTTGGTAATGAAGTACATTTTATAGATTCAAAATTAAGTTTTAATTCTAATAATTTAATTATTAATCGTAACAGTCAACCTATTAATGGCGCTACTTCAAACTTAACGGTAAGTGAAAACGGTGAATCTTTTACATTGGTTTATGCAAATTCCACTAAAGGTTGGATTTTTAAAACTAAGAAAGATTAAGGCGTTATAAATGGCTCTCCTTGACTTTAAAATTTTACCAGGAATAGATAAACAGAACACTACTAAAGGTGCAGAAAACCGTTGGGTAGATAGTAATAATATTAGGTTTCGTTATGGTCTACCAGAAAAAGTGGGTGGGTGGTCTTCGTTACTTAGTGATAGTATTGTTGGTGTAGTACGATCACAACATCCTTTTTTAGATATTACTGGCAATAGATATATTGCACTTGGTACTGATAAATTTTTACTATTATATTTTGAAGGTCAATTATTTGATATTACACCTTTTGATACTGACCTACAACAAACCAGTGCAACCATAGCCACTATAAATACTAAAACAGCTATAACAATTACTACCTCATCAGCACATGGTTTAGCCGCAGAAGATATTATTGAACTTGATGCAGTAACAATGCCAAGTGGTACTGGCCTTAATGCTAATCTTTTTGAGAACAAAGTGTTTATGGTCAATACTGTACCTAGCGCAACTACTTTTACCATTACTTCATCGGCTGCAGCACAAGCAACTATTTCAACTGGTGGTTCAGCTACGGTAAATATATATGCAAAAGTTGGACCCCAAAAACAAACTTATGGTTATGGTTGGGGTGTTGGATCTTGGGGTGGAGACTTATCTACCGCTTTAACAAATACGTTATCTTCAGGTATTAATAATAGTGTAACTACTATTCCAGTCACATCTAACTCTGGCTTTCCTACTGCAGGTACTTTAGCCATTGCTAACGAATTAATTATTTATACTGGCAAAGGTACCAATACTATGACCAGTGCAACTAGAGGCGCTTTAGGTACCACTGCTGCAGCCCACAGTTCTGGTGCTACTGTTATCAATGCTACTGATTTTAGTGGTTGGGGCACAGCACTACCAGCTAACCAAACAACTTTAGAACCAGGTTTATGGTCCTTAGATAATTTTGGTGAAGTGCTTATAGCAACAATTGCTAATGGTGCTACCTTTACCTGGAACCCTTCAGCCGCGAGCCCTTTAACTATTAGAGCGGCCACTGCTACTACTGGTTTTGCAACTAGCAACAATCCCACAGCATCGAGGATCACGCTTATTTCACCTACCACTAGGTTTTTAATACACTTAGGTACAGAAACAACTATAGGTACTACCAGTAGTCAAGATGACATGTTTATTAGATTTTCGGCACAAGAAGAAATAAATAGCTATACTCCAACTTCAACTAACACTGCCGGTACTTTAAGAATTCAAGATGGTACTAAAATTATTGGAGCTTTAAAAGCTAAAGAATCTATTTTAATTTGGACCGATAATGCACTCTATTCAATGAAATTTATTGGAGCGCCTTTTATATTTGGTATAGAACAAGTTGGTACCAACTGTGGTTTAATTGGTAAAAATGCAGCAGTAGAAGTAGATGGGGTAGCTTATTGGATGAGTTCTAAAGGTTTCTTAATGTATGATGGTACGGTTAAAACTTTACCTTGTTCAGTAGAAGATGAGGTATTTGATAATATAGACACGACTAAAGGTCAACAAATGACTGCCGGTTTAAACAATTTGTTTTCGGAAATAACTTGGTGGTATCCAACAGACAATGATTTTAATAACAAAGCCGTAACCTATAATTATGCAGAGTCGGCTCAAGTTCCAGGTGGTATTTGGTCCTTATCTAATGAGCCACGTAGTTCATGGATGGATGCTAACATTTATCAAAAACCTTATGCAACTAAATTTGACACAACCTTAACTGGTACTTTTCCAGCAGTCTTAGGTGAGACAGGATTAGGTCAAACTAAATATTTTGAACATGAAATAGGTACCGATCAAACTAATGAAGACGGTTCAGTTACTCCGGTTACTTCTTTTATAACTTCATATGACTATGATTTAAATGTTCAAAACAGTGAAGGTGGCTTGTTTGTATCAGTTAGTAGATTTATACCTGACTTTAAAACATTAGTTGGTAACGCTGATGTTACTTTGGCTATTAAAGATTTTCCATCTAATACAGATACAACTTCGACATATAGTCCGTTTACTATAACTGCTGCAACAGAAAAGGTAGACACTAGAGCAAGAGGTAGATATGTTAACTTTAAAATTGAGAATACTGGTGTAGAACAAAGTTGGAGATTTGGAACTTTTCTCTTAGACGTAAAACCAGATGGAGCTAGATAATGAGTAAAATAATTGTTAGAGTACCAGAACCAAAAATTGAATACGATGTTAGTACACAAAGACAAATTAACAAAACTATTACTGGAATTGTAGATCAATTAAATTCTACGTTTCAGCAATCTTTAAAAGAAGAACAAGAACAAATAAACTGGTTTATAAATTAAATGGCCAATAGATATAAAGTTGCAAAAGCAGATTTAGTTAATACTAATGTAACTACTTTGTATACAGCTCCTGCTGCAACAGTAACAATAATAAAATCTATACTAGTATCAAATGATTCTTCTAGTGATGACACTATTACGGTAACAGTTACTAAAGCTAGTGCTGTAACAAGTTTATTTAAATTATATGCAGTAGATGCTTTGGGTACAGAAGAACTATTAAAACAACCATTGATTGTAGATGAGAGTGAGATTATAAAAGTAACGGCAGCAACAGCAAATAGATTACATGTTGTTATGTCATTTTTGGAAATAAGCAGAGACTAAGGAGGTCATATGCCAACATTTAAAGAACCAGGATCAATAGGCTATTTATACGAGGGTGACGTTAAAGTTGCTCAAGTTAAAGTTGATTCTGAAGTATTATTAAAGAACACTGTAACGGGCCAAGAATATGAGTCAGATGACCACGGTCAAACTGATGTAGACAACCCAGAAACAGAGACTAAACAAGAACACCTGTCACGCAGCGTCTATATTAAAGTTGCAAAAATGCCAGCAATTGGAGCAGAATCGGACTTGTAATTTATGGTAAAACGTAGTAAATTCAATAATCGTCTTCACCCAAGCCTAGGCACCTTGCTTAATATTATATTGTATAAGGTTATCCATGGGATTTTTTAGTAAAATTAAAAAGAAAATTAGGAAGGCAATACCTAAAGAGGCAGCACCCTTCTTACCGGCGCTGGCTTCTATTTTTGGTGGACCGATGATAGCAAGTATGTTTGGTGTTGGTGGTACAGGTATGTTGGGACAAGGTATAGGCGCGTTTCTTGCTGATGCTGGAACTCAAGAATTAACTAGTGACAGAACTCGATTAGAATCATCCTTAATGTCAGGTATTTTTGGAGCAGCTAGAAATGCTCCTATTGCTAAATCTTTAACGGGAGCCGATGGTAAATTATTAGAAGGCACGGACTATAAAACTGCTTTTGGAGATTTAAAAACTAAAGATAAAATACTACAAGGGGCTAGAACATTTGCTAGAGCTCCTCTTGACGAGCCTATTTCTATGGCAAGCGCTTCTACCATTGGTGTGGAAGCAGCACCAAAACTTGGTTATAATGAAGTGGAAAGATTAAGTAAAGATATGGCGGCCCGTGCTGCAGAAAACGCTAGACAACAAGGTCTAAGCTATGAAGAGTCTTTAGCCTATGCACGTAGCTATTACTATGGTTCTAACCCAGAAGCCAGCGAAGCAGACTTTAATCAATTTATGTCCTACTATAATAGTGATTTAGAAAACCCTAGTTTAGCTAACGGTGGCCGTATTGGTTTTGCTGATGGTTCGCAAGAAGGTTTAATGGAAAAATTATTAGGTAACTTCACCGGCCCAGCTATTGGTTCACTTGAACCTAGAGCAGTTAGTTCAATGGAAAAAAAATTATTAGGTAACTTCACCGGCCCAGCTATTGGTTCACAAAATTATAGTAACATGATTCCTGAAGATTACGCGGGTGATGTATATGGTGATAGAGACCGTGACAGTTTAAACATGACAGAGTTTTATAAAGAATACCCAGAAACACAAGTTGGTACTTATATAAACGAGAACCGCTATAGCAGCGAAAAAATAGAAAAGCTAGAAACTAAATTAAATGAAATAATTGACATGCGTAAAAGAACTGCTGACAGAAGTAGAGATTCAGAAAACGATGGCGAAATTAGTTTAATGGAAAAATTATTAGATAAAGAAATAAATTCTTTATATGCTGACAGAACTATGGAAGATGTTAGAAAATCAGAAAGACAAAAACGTGATGAAATGAATGCTAG